AGAACATATACTGATTCAGAAAAAATACAATTAGAGGAAGCACCAGAGCGCGCTTTTAATTGCCGACATCGCTTTTATAAAATGTCTGATGAGGATGCCAAGGAGGCAGGTTATGGGCATGAAAATAACCAAGAAGCCTGATTTCAAAAAGTACACGAAGCGGATTAATAATAGCAATCAGGCTTTGATGTCTTTAAGCGAATCTCTCATCACTGGCATTATTCGACGAACGCAGAAAGGCGTTGACTCTAAAAACAAAGCATTTAAACCTTATTCCAAGGTTTACGGCAAAAAAGGTAGAGTTAATCTAACAGTTACTTCGGCAATGTTGCATTCAATAACGCCAAAAAAAATAAACAAAGGTATCAAGTTGCATTTCCCAATCGATGCGGAAAATGAAAAAGCTTACGACAATCATGTTAAATACGACAGAAAATTCTTTGGATTAGACAAAAATCAAATAAAACTGATAGTAAAAAGATTGGGAAAACATATCAAAGATGGGATAAAATAAAGGCTTTTAATGTTGGTAAAAGATTATGAGTAAAGCTGACGAGCTAAAAAAAGCGGAAGAAGAAAGGAAACAGGCTGATATTCTTGCAGCAAAAAACAAAGAAGTGATTTTGACCCAAGAAAAACTTGACACCATGTTGGACGAGGTTTTTAAACGTGGCGCTAGTCGTTCTGACGAAGCGGTAATGAAGAATTTGGGGGTTGAATCAATTGAACAAGTAAAGGAGTTGCTAAAGGCAAAGAAAGATTCTGACGAAGCTGCAAAATCAGATAATGAAAAGCAAGCTGAATCAATTGTATTGCTCGAAAAAACTATTAAAGGCTTGGAACTAGGTAACAAGGAATTAAAGGCTGACATGGCTTTAGAGCGTGTTGCTAGTACAAACGGCATTAAAGACGTTGATTATTTTAAACATCTCATTGGCAATGCTGCCAAAGATGATAAATTTAATCAAGAAACGTTTTTAGAAACTTTAAAAACAACCAAACCCTACCTTTTTGGCGAGGCTATTAAACCAAAAATTGATAATAGCCCCAATAAGACACCCAAGGATTTTAGCGAAAAAGTAGCAAGTGCTAAGACCATGGCTGAATTATATGCTTTACAAGGGGAGGGGACAAAATAGGAATATTAAAATGGGCATAAATACAAAAGCAACACTTTCAGATTCAGCGGTCGAGTTAATGAACAAGGCAGTTATTATATCAGGTAACTCTTATAACAAAATTGACCCTTACGTGACGGTTAAACAGGACGATATGGCTTCAACCATTACATTTACTGTTTTCTCACGCATGGGCTATGCAACTACACCATTGACCGATGGCACAGAGGCTACCTCAACTACAATGACTGATACGGCTGTCAAGTTAGAACCAGCTGAGTACGGTAGTGTTATTACTTCAACATCTCTGGCTAACTTAGCAACTGCTGGCAAAGCAGATTTAGCCTCAGCTGAATTGGTTGGTATTAATGTGGGCGAAACCACTGATAAATTAGGTCTGTTGGCTATTGAAGCAGGGACTAATACTATCGCCGCTGCTACAGCTGGAACGCTTACTTCTGAGGATTTACGGGCCGCTTACGAGGCACTTGCTAACGCAGGTATCGCCAAGTTTGCAGATGGGCGGTATGTTGCGTTTGTTAATCCATCGCAAATCTCTGATGTTAAAGATGACTTTATCGCCATTGTTCAAAATACAAATGCCGAAGATGCAACGAGCGGCATGGTAGGTGCTTTAGAAGGGTTTACTTTAATTGAGGACAGCAACACAACAGCGGGTAAAGTATCGTGCTTTGGTTACAATGCCTTAGGTAAGGCGGTGTCAAAAGAAGCTGCTTTGGTTGTTACTGACGGTAATGATAACCTTAATCGTACAATGAATATCGGTTGGTACGGTGTTCTTAAATATGATGTGATTGACCAAAATGCTTTACGTGTAATCACAGGTGCTTAACCCCTTAGCCCCTCTCAATGGGGGGCTAACTATAACAACGAGTTAAATTATGACTGACGAAATAAAACAACTGTTTGAAGGTGAAAAGACTGCAGAAACAAAACAACCAACGCCTAAAATCAAAAGATTTAAAGCGTTAAAAACTGGGTCGCATCAAATTGGCGATGTGCTTTATGAGTTTGAAAAAGGCGATATTATCAAAGTGCCTGAAGGACATTTTGAAAGTATGCAAGAATTATCAATCATGCAAATAGTAGAGTAAATGGCTCAGGTAATACCAAGTTTAGACTTTCTAATTGATGCCTCTAAAGGTGGGTGGGCTTATCATGAAGCGTTAGGTTGGGTAAGAAATAGTACTGCTATTGAATTATTTGTTTACAATGACACATCTACTTTCATTATTCCAGACGATGACAGTTTAGCGTATGACATAAAGCAGACACTTCTTTTTGAAAATATCCAATCCTTACATCTTTTTGGTGGTGAATTTGGCGGTGCTGTATTTTTAGACCCTACAGATGGGACTCTTGGTTTTTTCTCAGCATTTGAAACACAGAGAGCAACAGAAATATTAAACCCTGATGGATTTACCCACCCTTTTGCTTTTGGTAGCGATGACCGTAGAATAAATGCAGGATTTGGACATAATAATGTAAATATTGAATTACGAACTGTTGAAGGTACAACGGGCGTATTATTTGATGGCATAACTACAGTAGATGTAGAGGACGAGGAAGGTAATCTTGTAACTAATACTGCACCTAATATACTTGTGGCAGACCTTTTTAACTACAAGTTTAAAATAACTAAAAGTCTGTCACAGACAATGTATCTTTATGTAAATGACGTGTTGATTGGAAATCCTACCTTTGCACCTAATGTAGGTGGCAAAGGTGGTGAGAGGCTTTTATATTCAAGTGGTGCGTCTGGTGGTACTAACCGAATATCATACATTAAAATATTTGGTGCTAAAATCAATACCGCTGCACCAAAGCGTACAACACCTTGGGAATTAACGAATGCAGATATAGTTGCAGCACTGCCTAAACTAGCAGATGTGAACGTAAGAGCAGACAGTGGCACTACTACAAGCCTAGTTTCAGAACGCTTAAAAGATATGAATGTAGAGATAATGACAGGTGCCACTATCTGCTTTATAACTGGGTTTAGTTTTGGTGTTGACTCAACCATAACAGATTTTGACCCAAACACAGGCACTATAACATTTACAGAGATTGTAGATGCAGTTGATAGCACGACAGTGGTGGGTATCGTTTATCACGACTTCTTTACTTATAGTCATAGGGCTTACGGCATCATTGAAAATGAGATGAGGAATAAAGGCATAGATATTAAGTTATTCCTTAATCATGCCCAAATGAAGGAGTTGCATTTAACAAAGACAATAGAATTAATTTGTCTGTCTAAACGTCAAGATGCTGATGATGAGGATTTATATCACGAATCCTACTTACTTTATTCAGATAAATATATGAAAGAACTGGATAACATTAGAGCAGATTATGATTTAAATGAAGACGGTATTATTTCAGATGATGAGCAGACATTAACTGAACAAGTCACTTTAATACAATGATTAAATTATTAAAATCTATTGGTTATAACTTTGTTGATAAAAAAACGCTTAACAATCGTGAATTTAGATTATCCCTTCAAACATATACAGTTAATGAAGATTATTCTACTTTTGATAAGCAAAAATATGACTTGGACGAAGAATACGAATTATTTTTAGATGCTAATATATACTCTGAAAAAAAGATGAGAGAGATACTAGATGCAACCAGAGGCACGGAATTAACAGGTATAGTCATGGCTATTGCAAAGCAAGAAAATGGCTATTTAATCACATTTATAACAACAAAAATAGGGGTATAAAATGGCTATTATTGGATATAACGGCAGTGTTAAGGTGGGTATAAACACCATGGGTAACGCTAAAATTTGGTCTTTGGACATCACAAAAGACACGGTAGATACAACAACCTTCGGCTCAGATGGTTGGAAGCAGACAGCGCCACTTTTCAGAGGTTGGACTGGAAGCATTACAGCGATATTTGATGCATCAGGGGTTGCAGAAGGGGCATTACAGGCTAGTTTACTCGGTGATAGCACTATTGCCCTAGAATTGCAGATGGGTGATGGCTCGGGTACTTTTGACACCTACACAGGCGATGCCCATATTCTCAGTCAAAATGTCACCAACGATATTAACGGTATCGTTGAGGCAGTTTTTAATTTTGAAGGCAATGGGGCTTTGGTTATTTCTTAAACCCTTTAACATTTTTAAACTAAGGGGTATTACCACCCCTTTTTCTGCCATTAATAGGTAATTATGTCACTACTTAAAGAGTTAGAACGCGAAAGTTTAAAATTACGTTCAGCACCGTTGATATTGAACGGTAAAGCGCACGATATTTATTATAAAGTCATGTCAGGCGCTAATCATTCAAGGGCTTTAGAACTATCAAA